GACACAGCGATCCGTAAAGGCATTAATAATAATCCTAATGCAGAACAAATAGAAAAATTAAAAGCGTTGTGTGAAAATATTCTTCAACCAGTACGTGATCACTTTGGCAGGGTCAAGATCACTAGTGGATTCCGTAGCGTAGAATTGTGTGAAGCCATCGGTAGCTCGGCACGATCGCAGCATGCTAAATCAGAAGCGGCGGATTTTGAATGTGTTGGTGTAGACAACGCTGAACTTTTTGATTGGATTAAAAATAATCTTGAACCAGATCAATTGAT